AGACCGACGCGGAGTACCTGGAGGACCTGAAGGCACTGGCGGCAGGACGGGAGATCGAGAGGGTGATCGTCGACCCGTCGGCGGCCAGCTTTATCGAATGCGTGCGCCGCTCGGGCTTTCGCGTGGCGCGGGCGGACAACAGCGTCGGCGACGGACTGAGGGTAACGGCCGACCTGCTCAAGCGGCGAAAAATCGTGATCTGCCGGAACTGCACGCACTGCTTGCGGGAGATGGCGGGCTATGTGTGGGAGGGCGGCGGGCGCGACGCGCCGCACAAGGAGAAGGACCACGCGATGGACGAGATGCGCTACTTTGCCATGTCGGTGGCAGGCGGAGACGCGGCGGCCCCGTTTGCGATCCGCAGCGTGGCACGCAGAGCGTAATAAGGAGAGGACGAGGACATGAGAGGACTGAAACGGGAGAAAGCGAAAGGAGGCGCCGCTGCGGCGGTTCAGCTGCGAGACGGCGGCGCGCAGCCCTTCGGCGTGCTGCGAAACTACGTGCCGCTGGGCACAGGCGAGACGCAGCTCTACCGCGCGATCCGCGAGGCGGTGCCGGTGGTGGACGCGGCGATCTACAAGCTGGTGCGGCTGACGGGCGGATTGCAGGTGCGCTGCGGGGAGGCATCAGCTGAGCAGGCGCTGAGAGAATTCCTGCGAACGGTGCCGGCGGGACGAGGTCAGTACGGCTTCAATGCATTCATGGAGCAGTATCTGGACTCGCTGCTTACCTGCGGACGCGCGGTGGGCGAGATCGTGCCGAGCGGCGACGGACGTGAGATCGCTGCGCTGCTGTGCGCAAGGCCGGAACTGGTGGAGGTTTACGAGGGGGACAACCCGCTGGAATTTACGCTGTGCATGCGAACGGCGGGACAGAGCGTACCGCTTGCGCACCAGGAGCTGCTGCTGTTCACCCCGCTCAACCCGGAGACGGAGCATCCCTACGGCGTGTCGCTGCTGCGCTCGATGCCGTTTTTGACGGAGCTGCTGCTGAAGATCTACTACGCCATGGGGCAGAACTGGGAGCGCTGCGGCAACGTGCGCTTCGCGGTGACCTATAAGCCGCAGGGCGAGGAGCTTGAGCACGGACAGGCCCAGGAGCGGGCGGAGCAGATCGCGCGCGAGTGGTCCAGCGCGATGCAGAGCGGCCGCGACGGGACGGTAAGGGACTTTGTGTCGGTGGGGGACGTGTCGATCAAGGCGATCGGCGCGGACAACCAGATCCCCGACAGCGAGGTGCCGGTGCGCCAGATTCTGGAGCAGCTGATCGCCAAGACCGGACTGCCGCCGTTCATGCTGGGGCTGAACTGGTCGTCCACGGAGCGAATGAGCTCACAGCAGGCAGACATGCTGACCACCGAGCTGACCGCGCTGCGCAGGACGCTGACGCCGGTGGCGGAGCGCATCTGCCGACTGTGGCTGCGCCTGCACGGCTACGGCTGCAATTTTGAAGTGGTTTGGGACGACATCAACCTGCAGGACGAGGTGGAGGAGGCGAGAGCCGCGCTTCTTCGCGAGCAGGCGAGACGACTGAAGATCGAAAACGACGAGGCGGAGGAAGAACATGGAAATCAGTAAAGAACACAGAGACGTGGCGGCAGGCACGGTGACGGATGAAGAGCTGGCGCGGATCAACACCTTTGCCAAGACCGCACTGAAGGCGGATGAAGTGTACACCTTTGCGGTGAAGCTGTGCGACAACGAGGTAGACCGGGATTTTGAGCGCTTTCCGAGAAAGACGCTGGAAGAGCTGGCCGAGCTGTTTGTGGGCAAGAGCGGTATTTTCGACCACAACTGGTCGGCCCAGGCGCAAACGGCGCGCATCTATCGCACGGAAGTGGTGGAGGAGAAGCGCGTGACCGCGGCGGGGGACCGCTATTGCTATGTCAAGGGCTATGCCTACATGCTGCGCAATGAGAAGAACGAAGCGCTGATCGAGGAGATCGAGGGCGGCATCAAAAAAGAGGTCAGCGTGGGGTGCAGCATAAAAAAGAGCATCTGCTCGGTGTGCGGCAGGGAGATCGCACTGTGCGAGCACGAGCGGGGACAGCGATACGGAGACACGCTGTGCTATGCCGAGCTGGTGGATGCAGCAGACGCCTATGAGTGGAGCTTTGTGGCCGTGCCGGCGCAGCGGCAGGCGGGTGTGATCAAGCGCTTCGGCCAGGGCGAGAACGGAACGCTGCGGGAGCTCATCAAGCGTCACGGCACGCAGGCGCAGGCACGCGAGATCGAGCAACTCGAGCACCTGAGTGCGCTGGGCAAGAGCTATCTGCGCGAGCTGCGCCGCGAGGTGGTGCGGCTGATGCTGACGGCGGAGGAGAGCCTGGACGGCGCGTTGGTGCAGACCATGGCGGATAAGCTGGATGAGCCGGAGCTGCGGGAACTGAAAAAGGTCTATGAGGCGAAGGTGGCAAAGAAACTGGGCCTTTTGCCGCAGCTGAAGGCGGCACAGAGAAGCGCGCAGAGCGAGGATGAGAGCGATTTTTGCGTGTAAATCCCGGACGGCGGGAGCCGCCGGTAAAAAATAACAGGAGGAATAAAATGGGCTTTTCTTATCAGGGGATCGGCGAATGGTGCGCGACCTTCGGCTGCAACGGAGCAGCGGAAGGCGCAGTAGCAAAGATGTTCCGCAACGGAGTCGTGAAAGCGTGCAGCGCGGGCGACGCCTTTTGCGGTGTGGTGCGCGCGGTGAGCCATGACGGCATGGCGTGCAGCGTGCAGCTGGGCGGCATGGCGAATGTGCCGTTTACCGGCGAAGCACCGCAGGTGGGCTACGCGAAACTGGCGGCGAACGGAAACGGCGGCGTGAGCGTGAATGCCGCCGGGGCTAGCTATCTGGTCGTCCGCGTGGACGAGGAAAACCAGATGCTGACGATCAAGCTTTAAGGAGGAGAGACGATGGCATATCAGTTTGAAAATGTAAAGCTGGAAAAGGGCATGTACGGCCAGAGCGGCAAGAGCTTTACCAAGGTGCTGGAGTCGCTGGACCCGAGTGAAAATTACAAGGGGACTGCGCTGGAGGGAATGGACGCATTCCAGCGCCAGCTCAAACGCTTTGACATCCATGTTAAGGGCGCGGGCAGCGACATGGTGGAAAAGTTCTTCCACACCACAGAGTCCTCCGTGCTGTTTCCGGAGTTTGTCTCGCGCGTGGTCAGACAGGGCATGGAAAGCAATATTCTGCCGGAGATCACCGCGACGGTGACCAATTTTGACGGAATGGACTACCGCTCTATCGCCTCAGTGCCCACGGATGACGACAAGGAACTCAAGCGCGTGGAGGAGGGGGCGGCGATCCCCACCACGAGCATCCGCACGCAGGAAAATCTGGTGCGCCTGCACAAGCGCGGGCGCATGCTGGTCGCCTCCTATGAGGCGATCCGCTTCCAGCGCCTGGATCTGTTCTCCGTCACGCTGCGCCAGATCGGCGCATACATCGCGCGCATGCATCTGGAGGACGCGATCAACGTGCTGATCGATGGTGACGGCAACGACAATGCCGCTGAAGCCTATCGCGTGGGCGAGGAGCCGATCGGCGGCACGGAAGGCGCGCTGGGCTATGACGAACTGGTGAATTTCTGGGCGCAGTTCGACCCCTACACGATGAATACGATGCTGGTGAGCAACGACGTGATGCTGCAGATGCTCAAGATGCCGGAGTTCCAGAACCCGCTGACGGGCCTGAACTTTCAGGGTACCGGCACGCTGTCCACGCCCATGGGCGCGAAGCTGCTGCGCACCAGCGTGATGCCGAACGGCATGATGATCGGCCTGGACAAGAACTATGCCCTCGAGCACATCTGCGGCAGCGAGGTGACGGTGGAGTACGACAAGCTGATCGACCGTCAGCTCGAGCGCGCGGCGATTACGAGCATCTCCGGCTTTGCCAAGCCTTATCAGGATGCGTCCAAGATGCTGCTGATCTAAGAGGTGAAAAGATGGCGGAGACGGACGAGATGAGCGCGGAGATCTTCACCATTGCAAGCGCAATTTCCTCATGCACAGAGGCGGAAAAAGAAATTCTGGGCAAGCTGTGCGCGGCGGCGGAGGACGAGATCGTGCGCCAGCTCCGCCCTGGCGTGACGGCACAGGACTGCGCGGGA